GTAAGGTGGCAGCTCTTGGCAGCCATACTCAACAATTGGAGATGGAAGTATAATGCCAACATATACATTTTATGATAGCAAGACAAAAAAAGAATGGGATGATATGATGCCTAATTCTGAACGTGAAGAATACCTAATTAATAACCCACATATTAGTCAAATCCCCGGCGGGTTTGCTACTGTTGGTGATCATCTTATGGGCGTTGGTCCAAAACAAGATAATGGTATGACAGAGAACCTTCAACGGATTGCTGAATCACATCCGGGCACTCCTATAGCAGATCGATATGCACCCAGTGCTTCAAAATCTGTTAAAGATATTAGAACACGACAGGTTTTGAAAAAACATGGTGTTATATAGTATAAATAGAATTGATGCGGGCGAGAAATCAAACTTCAGCACTGCTGCACAGCGGCAACGGAAGCTGGGAAGTCAATCCGCCCATGCATCAGAGGGGGGTCCAATTGGAGCCCCCCTCTCCCTACTTTTAAAGGATATATAATGGCAAGCGCTAAAAAGAACAAAGAGATCAATCACAACAATCTGGTAGCAATCAAACCCATCACTGATAATCAGACGGTGGTATTTGATTCGTTCAAGAAGGGTAAGAACCAATTCCTATTTGGTGCTGCGGGTACAGGTAAGACGTTTAGTGCGTTGTTCCTTGCAATGCAAGCAGTCATGGATTTGAAGAGTAAGTACGAGAAGGTAATTCTGGTTCGTTCTCTTATTCCCACACGGGAAATTGGTTTCCTGCCGGGTGATGAGGAAGACAAGGCTGCACTCTATCAGGTGCCATATCAGAACATGGTACAGTTCATGTTTGAACAACCCAATGAACAGGCATTCAGTAATTTGTATGATCGCCTCAAAGGACAGGGTACACTCCACTTCCTATCAACTTCTTTTCTAAGGGGGTTGACATTTGATAACGCAATCATTATAGTGGATGAATGTCAGAATATGAATTTTCATGAGCTGGATACTATTGTCACCCGTGTCGGTCAGGATTCAAAGATTATGTTCTGTGGTGACTTTGATCAATCTGATTTACAAAGGACAAATGAAAAAAATGGATTACATGACTTCCTCAGAATTCTTGAGGAGATGGATGAGTTTAACTGTACTGAGTTTACTATCGGTGATATTGTCCGTAGTGGCTTCGTTCGTAGTTATCTCATTAATAAGATTAAGCTTGGGATAGGAATGGAATAATGGACTTACAAGTACTAAGAGAACAACTAGAAATAGACGAGGGTGTGAAATATGAGGTATATAACGATCATTTGGGTTATGCTACTTTTGGCGTTGGCCATCTTGTCCTTGAGTCTGACCCCGAATATGCTGATGAAATCGGAACTCCCGTCAGTGAGTCCAGAGTCATTGAAGCCTTCGAACAGGATTGCGAAAACGTCCTGTCAGACTGCAACATCCTTTACGAAGACTTTGAAGATTTGCCAGAGGAAGCTCAACAAGTAATTGCCAATATGATGTTCAACATGGGGCGTCCTCGTTTGAGTAAATTTAAGGGTATGAAACGTGGTGTGGATTCCCGTGATTGGAATGCTGCCGCAGATGAGATGGTAGACAGCGGTTGGTACAAACAGGTCACCAATAGAGCAGATAGACTAGTAGTAAGGATTCGTGCATTGGCATAATGAAAAATGGATAAAGACCTAAAACTTCCAAATTATTATACCCAAAGACAATGGGATCGTACTGTGGGTTTTGTTAAAATTCCTAATGAATATTCTATAGAATATTTAAAGAAAAAAGATATTGATAAAAATGATGAAGAGTCAGATAAATAATGTTTAATCATGTAGGTGTGGAGTTGCAACCCATAACGGCAACTAATAAGGACGGTGTGCGTCTATACGCAACACCAGAGGGTAACAAGTACCCATCAATCACAACGGTCCTATCAGTCCGTAACAAGAAGGGGCTGATGGAGTGGCGTAAGAGGGTAGGTAATGAAGTTGCCAACCATGTCGCACGAACTGCTGCTAATCGTGGCACTAAGGTTCACCACATGTGTGAGGACTACCTCAACAACATGGAGTCCAATTATCCATCCAAGTGGGCAGAACACAAGAAGAATTTCTTACCATATTGTCTTTTTAGTCAATTAAAGTCTGTTCTGTGCAATATAGATAACATTTATGCTCAAGAAGCAGGACTCTATAGTGATAAATATAAGGTAGCGGGAAGGGTTGACTGTATCGCAGAGTACAATGGTGTACCGTCTATTATAGATTTTAAAACGTCAACCAAAGAGCGTAAAGATGAATGGAATGAGAATTATTACATTCAAGGTTCTGCATATGCAGAGATGTTCGGAGAACGAACTGGCATAGAAATCTCTCAGGTAGTGATTTTAGTAGTAACAGAGGATGGAACTGTCCAAGAGTTTGTAAGAGACAAACACGAATACCTTGATGCTCTAGTGGAAACCGTTGCAGAATGGAGCAAACAGAATGAAACATCTAGTAGCAGTACTGGCAGTGTTTCTGTTAATGGGTAATCAAACCTTAGCGCAAGAAACAATTCCAGAACCAGAAATTTTAGAAGACTTACCCGATTTTGTGATGGTAAATAAACCTGTGGTATGTGGACCTATAAAACAAGTTCTTAAAAAGATTAAAGAGTTTAATGAGGGTCCCGCAGCTGCGTGGATGGAATCAGAACACAAAACTGGTATTGGATTCTGGATAAACGAGAATACTGGAACAACTACAGTGGTAGAACTGGTGGGTGATAAAATGTGCATTCTTAGTCAAGGCATGAATGCAGTTCTAATGCCTAACGCAGAAAAAATTAAAGGAATGCCAATAAGGCACTTGACTTATTAGTCCCCGTGTGTTATAAATAAGATACAATTTGATGATACGAATTGATAGCTGAACTGGACGTGGGGGCAGTACCCACCGCCTTCACCAAAAGGAGATTAATATGATTAGGTCAATGATAGGGGATTCTGATGAAGAACCCTCTAGTACGAGAGGTAAGTAAGTGGATGTTTAAAGCATATATTCTTTGGAGCATATGTGCAGACATAACCTTACTTGCCGGTATAATTTACTTAGTCTTCTTTTGATGGGGGCGAAATAGGATCGACAGGCAGGGACGGATGAGTGGAGAATTGTCGGATGACTACGTTATCGGTCAAATTAGTAAATGCAAACGATAATATTGCATATCAAGATTTCGCTCTAGCAGCGTAATTGGATAGGGTTTCGGTAGGTTTCCTAGTAACAGAATAACCTACCATTTTATTCAAAAAGAGTATTGACAAATAGGTTAAAGTCTGGTATACTCTGTAAATAATGTCACTGATGAGTTTGTGAAATCCAAACGAAACACTTTGTGTCTGACAATATTGTCAAACTTATCATCTTGAAAGGATGAATTACTACATGACTACAACTACAACTACGAAGGCAACTAAGGTTATTGCCGCTCTCGAAAACGGTACTGAACTTACTGCAAAGCAGATTAGCGCACGATATGGCGTCAAGAACGCTCGCGCTCTGATTAGTTCCCTTCGTATGCAGGGATACCCTGTGTACCTCAACAAGCGGGTCAGCTCGTTTGATGGTGAAACTTACAGCAAGTACCGTCTGGGTACTGCATCACGTTCTGTGGTTGCTGCTGGTTATCGCGCAACTGCGATGAGTGTTTAACTAAACACCAAACAACGGGTGATGCCGTAATACATCCGAGGGGGGTCCACGGTTAACCCCCCAACCTTTTAATTAATTAAAGAGTACAAAATGGCACTGAACACCTCAAAGACATTTTCGATGGAAATTGAACGCATTGCAAATGAAAAGAATATAACTCATATGGAGGCCGTCCTTGACTATTGCCATCGTCAAGAGATTGAACCCGACACAGTGGGTCGCCTTATTTCCAAGAGTCTCAAAGAGAAGATTGAGGCTAACGCACGGGAATTGAACTTTCTTCCTCGACAGGCACAACTACCTGTATGAAACACCTTAAAGAAAATAACACTAACTATTTTATGCACCTTGCTCATGCGTGGGTAATGGCTACCGTTCTAATTATTCACGGGGTAATCCCCTGCATTTTAACTGATTGGGTATCGAAGCGTATCTGTAATGGAACCGATTGACGTTTATCTAATGTACTGTGCTATGAAAGCACACTTTGGTAAGAGCGACTATGACTTTGTGACATACAAGGGCAAGACTCGTATCAAACGCGACACCTTCTACAAACGCAAGGACAGGTCGTTCTTCGTTAGATTGGCTCGCAAGTACAAGACAGAACAAGAAATTCAAAACTACTTTGTAGCAAATTTCATCAGAGATAAGAAGGGGTATATTGCCAACTTCAATGATGAGAACTATGAGTCATGGAAACTGAAACGTCAGGGTTTCTTTGATCTGTTTGAGGTAGAGATGAAACCTCTTGTAGAAGCGTTTGAGGATTTGTTCACAGTAACGAATGGACAACATCCTAAATTGATGAAAGAGTTTCTAGGTGGCCGTGTGTCATTAGAAACAATAATCATATTGGATGAGCTGGTCAACTATGGCCCAGATTGGAATACACAATTAGAGGATGATATCATATGGATTGATTTAGATAATCTGATGAATAATTACGAAAGGTTCTTGACAATTGATCAAGAACAGTATAAGATAAGACTATTGAAACTCATAGAGGAGTCCAGTTGATGGAAGCAAGAGTAGAAGCGTTCTTTGAGGCACGGTGCCGGGAACTAGAAAACGAAGTGAAGGCAATGCAATTTGTCAACGCTGAGATGTCGGTTAAAAACGACCAACTGTCGGAGCGGGTTGCCCAACTCGCTAATCGTCAACCCACTTGGCCAAAGGGTTATAAACCACAGCGTAGGTTTGCCACCACCAAGTAGATGGAATAGCTGGTATAGTTAAACGGTATAACGAGGGTTTTGTAAACCTTAATTGAGAGTTCGATTCTTTCTACCAGCACCATTTTGGAGATATTATGAAAGTAAGAATGACATCACATTCTACACCAGATAACATTATTGGTGTAGATGACGCACAGGAACTCATTGCATATTGTGCAAGGGTATCCAATCCCGGCAACCAGAACAACAAAGATACGAGCGAGAAGCTTATCAAGTATCTCATTAAGCATAAGCACTGGTCACCCCTAGAGATGGTCAGTGCATGTCTGGAGATTGAGACAACGAGGGACATTGCACGTCAAATTCTACGTCACCGCTCGTTCTCATTTCAAGAGTTCAGTCAACGGTATGC